ATCTTTAATTCATGTATTTTCTTTTCTTGTATTCTATCAATAAATCGATCAAAAGTAAATAGGTCTTTTTTATTAATTACCACAACCTTAACAAATTTATTATCTAAATGATCTAGGTTAAGCTTGCTGTAATCTGTTATACGATCGTCGTAGTTAATACGTTCATATATGTTGATCGGGTTGGATATAGCTTCGATTGATCGGGTTTCCGTATCAAGTACATGGAAGAACTTCGGATCGTGAGCATCTGACCAAGTGAATTCCATCTGTGAGCCGAAATACATAATATTATCTTTTTCAGATTTGGTATGAAAATGTCCGGATAGAACTTTTTCGAACCGTGAAAAAAGTTTAGGATCCATACCATGCGGAGATGGCATACCTTTCAAAACTTCGAATCCAGCTAATTCTAAATGCCCGCCTAGCCAATCAGCTTTACAAGTTTTTATAAACTCTAAAGATCTATCGTAATTTTCTTGAGCGATCCAAGGTAGAAGAGCGAGATTGAATCCATCTAAATTTAGAACAGTTGGTTCCATGTGGATGGTAACTTCACCCATATAGTGACCTAATAATTCTTTCAAAGCATTTAGCTCATTCGTATTTTTATAGAACGTATCATGGTTGCCAGGAATAATATCCATATGCATCCCATGGGTTCTAAGCTTTGCTAAGAAATGTTTACGATATCGATTTAGTGCTTTGAAATTAATAAACTTACGATTGTCAAATGCATCTCCCAAGTGTACGATACGCTTAATATTATTTTCTATTAAATACGGAAAAAATATTTCGTCATAAAATTGCTCCTGATAATCTAAAAAGATATCAGATGAATTTCGTACGCCGCAATGTGTATCATTAAGAAATGCTATTTTCATGAGAGTATTTCACCTAAATCAGAATCTCTTGTTGACGGTACATATTTTTTCTTACGAATTTTAACTTTCTCTTCTTTTACAATCTGATCGAAGTAGCTATCTTTTTCTTTAATTTGATCTATCTTAGACCTTAGCTGATCTACAAACATATTTGCTGCTTGAACTGATTCTTCGTCACCGTCTGCTACAAAATCAGTAAGAGGTGATTGCGAGATATATTTTAATTTTATATCTTGCTGTTTCTTTTCTTTTGCAATTCGACGTAGGAAAGCATACCAGCATATTTGAGTAAAGTACGCAAATGCGTTAGGATTGCCTGATCGGGTTGCAGCAGCTATGTCATAGTTATGTATGGCTTTTAAGCAGTTTTCTACTGCATCCATTACCATTTCTTCGCGGTAGGTATACCGAATAAAGTTTGCCTTGTGAGATAGCCCTTCAGCGATTTTAAGAAAAGACATAGCGATATAATCGGTGACTTTTGGTATATCATCATTGGCTGCTGTAGCGTCATTCACTGTTTTCACATATTCTACTACAGCTAAACTGAATTCACGATTATTAACATAATGGGGTTTATCTTTACTCATAATATGCTCCTAGCGTATATATCCTATTATATCATAGGATCTAAGGAATTAAAATCCAAAAAAAGTTAATTTAGGGGGTTTACAGATGTTTTAAAAAACGGTATAATAAAGAGTGCTTTCGAGGGAGGGAAGTATACTAGTGTAACTTACTTCTGAAATCGATGATCTTTATCCTATCCGAATCAGACATATTACCTAACATATCGTCCAGCTCATCGAGCTTTCTATCTAATGGATCTTCAGTAGTTTGTGCTACCTCTTCTGATGCTAAATTTCGTAGATTATCTATATATTCTAACCATTGACCTACTATATAAGGATGTGGATCCGCCATTGATGTGATATGCTGAGCGGCAATAGTAACTCTCTGCTCTGGGTGTTCTTGGTACATCATAAATGGTTTGAATGTATAATATCTCACGCCTCTAGCTAAATCTACAGTCGCAAGCAGTGTGAAAGCGTATCTAACTACCACTACGTCCCAGGTATCTTCTACATCATTTTCATACGATTGCCATTCTATAACTTCGCAGATTACCTCTTCCCCGCTCATTAATTTGAATTGCTGATAGGCTTTATTCATTTTAATTCCACTTCGTAAACCTTATAGGGAAACTGCTCTTTGACGTACATTTTTATTCTCTCCGCGGAATGCTCGAGGGTGTAGTTTTTTCTCCCTCTCCAATGCAAATCGTCCGCAATATCGTATAATGTTGCCACGGCGCCGTCATCGCTTTTTCGCAATCCTCGACCGATGGATTGTAAGACTCTAATTTGTGACTTCGAAGGGCTTGCAAAAATAATATTGTGCAAATTCCTGATATTAATACCAGTACTAAAAGTGCCCAGTGAAGCCACAATGATTGCATTATTCTGTGTTTCAACGATCTTTCGTATAGCTTCCCGGTCTGAGGTGTCAGTGTCTCCTGATACGAAAAATATTTTTCTTTTTTCATGTGCCTTACCTCTAATTAAATCGTACAGTGGTTTCCCGTGTTTATCCACAAATTGGAATAAAACCAAAGTGTTACCGGAAACGTCAAGAGCCAAATTAGAAATAAGATTATTTCTCCCGTCGTGTCGAACAATAAAATCTAATTCAGTTTGGTAATCTTGTTTACCCCATCCCTTCCGAAGTTCTTCATCGTATTTAAGAAGGAGTATATTGATTTTTAGTTTTGCAAGTGTATCTTCATCCTGTAATTTTTTTGTCGTTGTCACATTATATATCTTACCAAATAACCCCTGTAATACTAGCTCATGGGTTTGCGTACCATCTAGTGTACCAGTTGTACCGAATCTATATTCAGCTTCACGACATTTATTCATAATAGTAGTAAGAGATTTAGATTTAAATCCATGACACTCGTCTCCCACTACGCAGCCAAATTGTTCAAACCAATTAGCTGGTAATTTGTAGATGGATTGCCATGTTGATATTATAATATCTTTATCTGTATTTTTATCTTTACCGGAATAGATCTTGTGCACATCATCAGCATATCCATACTCTGCAAAGTCGTTGGACATTTGTTCTACTAATGATGTAGTAGGCACGATAACTAATAGCTTAATTCTTTCATTCCGTCGAATTTTTTCTAAGAAGTATCTTGCAATTGTATAGATGATCAGAGACTTACCACTACCAGTAGGCGATATAAGAATAGCTCGCTTACGGTGTAGTCCTTCGCAAACAGCTTCGAATTGATAGTCTCTAATTTTATGTGGGAGATTTAAAGATTGGACAAATTCATTAATTTCATTCGGATCAATGGCTACAGTACTATCACACCTACCATAATAATTATCATGTAAAGCTTCTATCTGATAATTTCTCGGGCGCGCGAACTCCTTTAGGAATGGATATAATCCGCAAGGTAGTTCCATGGATTGTACATTGAACAAACGGATTTTACCATCCCACACCCTATTTTTATATGCTGGCATAAACTTATAACCAGGCACATAAAACGAAAAGTACTCGCTAAGTTCATTCGCAATACCGTAGTCGCACCCGACCTGCATTACAGAATAATTTTTATTTTTTACTTTAATAGTTTCCATTAACCGCCTGCTTCAAATTGTCTCCAACGTATCATATTCCCTATATTCTGATGACGCCATTTGATATTATCTATTATTTCTGTTAGTGTCTCTACGTTCGTCTTCCAGTACTGGATTTTCTCTTCGGATTTTTGTATATCTGTATCCGCATCATAATAGTAATCCATTTCACCTTTTAATACTTTTAGACCTTTAAACGGATCAAAGTCCCAATTTAATTCTTCAATTTCTTCCTTAGTCATCTTGCCATTGTAATACAACCACTTTGATTTCAGCAAAGTCTTCTGCGCCATTTCGGCACGCTTCATTTGTAGCTTTGCTTCAGTAAGCATATTTAGATATTTTGAATGTAACATGGGACTCTGGCGAGAAGCTTCATCCAGCGGATCCTGGATCTTACAATCTTCTTTCCACATGCCAAGAATAGTTTCTAGGTTCATAACCAATCTCCGTTCACTTTATCTACTATTATATCAAAATATTAAGTAAATGTAAACTGTGTATATCTCATTGTGATAGGCATAATAATACCTTGCACATCGCCTATAGTAGAAGTAAATTCAATAGTACCTATATTCGTAGGAAACGCATCTTTATAGACTATGTTTCTTACTACGTTATTTGAACTATTTAAAACCGATACAGTAACATCGAAGAAAGGAGAGTCACCAGGATCGATACGAAGTCTATTACCTCTAATTTGGGATGTCTGTACTAATTCTTCCATCCATTTAAAAACTTCTTGATAGACAAACATACTTTCGTCTAATATAGCCATTATAGTTAATTCTGAATATTCTAATTTATCCCCAGGTTGAAATGCATCAACTTGGCGAAACGGAGTAACCGCTGGAGCCATTGATACATCTGGGTGCGAAATACTTTGTGCGAAAAATTCTAAATTTGCAAATTTCTTACGATTGATTACTACTTTATACCCCGTAGGTTGTAAAAAGTTAGTATTCTGAAGTGTAGTATTATCAACCATGGAGCTCTCCTTCAGATATATTTATACAAAAAAAAGAGCGGCCGAAGCCGCTCTTTCCGACAGGTAAACCCTGTTCTTTTTATTATGCAGAAACCAATAGGTTATCAACACGGAAGATGCGATAGTATTGGTTGGTCTTAACAGCTGCAAGACCATCAGCAGGTGTAGCACCAACGAAAGGATTCGAAGCCATGCCGTAGCGTGTCTTGAAGCCGATCTTTGGCTGGAAGGTGTCTTCCGCAACTGCACGAACCATTGTTAATGGTACGTATGGGCAGTAGAATACGCCTGCGTCATATGGGTTTGTGCCTTTGTAGCCAACGTTGATGTAATCAACAGATGCATATGGGTCAATGTAGACGCGCATACGACCGTTAAGAACACCAGCGAATGTGTTGCCTGTGTCGTCAACGCTGAGGCTTGTGGACATAGCAGGAGCATAGTCGAGCATGCCTGAAGCAGCAAGAGCAGAAGCAACATCTGAAGAACAGATGATGAAGTTGCCTTTACCGCGACGGGTTTCTTTAGCAATTACGTTAGCTTCACGCTCGATCTGTACGATCAAGCCTTTGATCTTCTCTACGGACCAACGGCCATCGGCGTCGGTGCTGAGATCGAAGATACCTTGTGTAGTAACGTTAGCGGTCAATGCGCCGGTTTTAGCTTGTGAGTTGATTGTACGGATAACTTCGCGGTTAATTTCAGCAAGGATTTCCGTGCTGAGAATGTTTGCGAGTTCCGTCTCGGCGTCAAGACCGTGAATTGCTTTAAGATCCTGAGCCAATTCTAAGCTGTATTCAGCCTTCAGCGCACGTGACTTTGCAGTAACGGTTGCTTTTTCGATGGTGAAGCCCATCTCGTTGAAGGTTGAAGCTGGTCCACCACCTGAAGAACCAAGTCCTTCAGCGTCTCCCGTTGGCATACCGCCAGCGAAGATCGACGTTACGCGTTGATCATCGATGGTGCTGTCTGCGTCTGTATCGGTTACACCGGAAAGACCAGATGCGCCAGAAGAACCATTGGAGCTAGAAGAGTCACCAGACCATGCGGTGTTTGCTTCGTTGAACAATGCTTCAGTTGAACCAGTTGCGCCTGCGCCATAGCGTGACTTCATTGCGAAGATCAAGCCGGTTGGGCCGGTCATTGGCTGAACGCCGCATACGTCATAAGCCATCATGTTTGGCATAGCACGACGTACG